GTGTCGTAGGGGATATACATGATCTCGGTCAGCGAATCCGAGTCCAGATATTCCTCCAGCAGCTCGACATCGGTGCCCACCTGCATGTTCTCGGGCTTCACGACATCGAACGTGAAGCCGTAGGCGTACTCGACTTCAAGACGCTTACTCAAGGCTTCCAGCGAGGCCTGCAGTTGCTGCTCCTGCACCTGCAGTTCCTCGACGCTGGCCGTCTGCCCCTCGATGGTCTCGCCGGCCTGCAGCGCGGTGATCTGCGCCGCGACGTGCGCGATGTTCTGCTGCAGCGTGTTGTAGTTGGACTGCGCCAGCGGGTCGGGCCGACGCTCGGTGCACGGCAGCACCTTGAGCCAGCCGTGCGATGCCGAGAGAATCGCGCGGATCACGCGACGCATACGCTGCTTCAGCTTGCCTTTCTTCCACAGCGTGGACAGCACCAGCTCCAAGGACTTCGCCATGTCCTGGTTGCGCTGGCGCTCGGGCTGCGGCGGCACGACACCTGTCGCCGGGTCAGGCGGCGGGTCCACTTGCGGCGCCGGGCGCACGCTGACATCCGGGTCTCGCGCATAGAGTGTAGCGGTGAGCACGTCGATCGCCGAACCGATCATGTTGGTGCTTACCGCCCACCCGGCTTGCGCCTGCCCGCTCGCGTAGGTGCGATCCTTCTTGATCTGATCGCGGATGGGTTGATCGAATTTCTGATCGGAGTCGAATTGCTTGAAGAACGCGCGGACCGCGGCTTCTTCCTTCATGCGCGCTTCGGCATCCGCCTCGCTCATGCCCGCCGTCGCAACCGCATTCGACACCTGTTGCAACTGGGTCGAAGCATCCGGCGATGAATTCTCGCCTTCAACGGCCATGGGTGCAGGCGGCTAAGTGTGGCATGGCGCCGACTGTACTGTCTGTCGGACAAAGCCGCAAGTTCTTGTCAGATTTCACGAAGGCCGGTCCTACGCTGGGGCTTCCACTCCAGCCACTCCCCCGTGAACGGCTTCAGGCGCTTCTCAGGCTCCGGCGGCTTGACCTCGCGCACGATGGGGAACTGGTCGAGCGCCCGCCCGATGAGTCCGCACACATCAGCGCCGTCATCAAAGCGCCCCGCCGGTAGCGCTGCGATCTGCGCGATGACGCGCCGGGAGTTGGCGTTGTCGCGCATATGCACGGTGCCGGCGTTGGCCCGCGCGATGAACGCCTGGCACTTGGCCAACTTGTCATGCATGGACGGCAGCGCGCGGCGATCGGTGAAAATCTGGCGCTCGCGCATGCGCAGGTTGAACAGCGGCCCCATCGCCTTGTCGATCACGCCGCCTTCGTTGAACCACATGCTGGTGCGCCACCGGGCAACCATGTCGATCGACTTCTCGGTGCTCTTGCCCGTGTCGCACTGCTCGCTCCACCAGTCCAGCTCCCACAGATGCCCCTGCGCATCCATGCCGAAGACGCCCAGCTCCGTGAAGTCGTTCTTGCCGGAGGACACGGCATAGTCTCCGGCACCGACGTTGGCCAAGATCGGCGGATGCGTGCCGGGCTTGTAGTAGTCGATCGCCTTCTCATCGAGCCGCCCCGAGCCCTGTGGCGTCGGGCGCTGCTGATACAGCGATGCCCATGTGCGCTGCCCCTCGGGCGAGTTGTCATGCTCGAACATGTGCCAGTGCTGCAGCGGGAACCACTCTGGCCACATGTACTCGCCGAGCTTTCTGCCCAGCGGGTCGTCGGTGCGCTCGCACTTGGCGGGGATCGACAGCACTTCCCAATCAAGCCCATCTTCGCCCTTGTACATGCCGCTGCCCCCGTCGTACTTGTCGCCGAGGATGCGCCCCGCGGGGTCCAGCTCATGCCAGCGTGTGAGGATCAGGATGCCCCACGCTCCGGGCAGCACGCGGGTTTTCAAATCGTCGTTGTAAGCGTTGTAGACGCGCTTTCGCTCCAGTTCCGAGTCTGCAGCCTCGCGGCCCGAGATCGGATCGTCCAGAATCCAGCCCGTCGCGCGGTTGCCGGTGATACCGGACAAAATGCCCGATGCGATGAGGTTCGCCCCCTCGCCCGCGGTGCGCCCGTTGTTGAGCATCCAGTCGCCGACAGCTTTCTTCTCGCCCAGGCGCGGCTGCTCGGGCCAGATGGTGCGGAAATTTTCCTGGTCAGCGATGAGCTGCACGCGACGCGACTGCCGCTCGGCGAGTTCCGCCTGGTAGCTGATATACAGCAGGCGCGAGTCTGGCTTGCGGCCCATCTCCCACGCGCTGGCGACGACGGCGTACAAGCTTTTGGCCGAGCCCGGCGGGGCCTGGATGATGCAGCGACCGAACGGGCGATCCATCGTGCGCTGCATGACTTCGAGGATTTTCGCGTGGTGCACGGCCATGAGCTTTGATGCCGGGCCCAGCAAATCCTCGTCAGGGTGCATGGCCGGATCAGGCGCCGTGGGGATGTCCACGTTCAGCGCGAAGCTGTGCAGGCTCTGCTGGCAGCGCAGCCGCCGCAGCAATTCTCGCGCAACGCGCTGGCGCTCGGCGCTCACTGCGGGAGCTTGGCCGCGATCTTTTCCCAGCGTTCCATCAGGGAGTTGTAGGCAGCGGCGTTGGTGTCGGCGCGCCGGGCGAACTCGGCTGCAAACTCTTGTAGAACGATTTCAGCTGGTCTTGGCTCTCGACTTTCAACCGGCTGGGAAGATCCAGCGGCGGGCTGGGAAACTCGCATCGTACTGACACTGGTGCAGACTTGCACCCCTGCAGCAAGGCGATGCAGCTCATCGGCCACAGTATTGATCGCAGAAACCTGTTCATCGTGAATCCCCTTCGCATCCGACATGATCTTGGCTTCGCGAACCTTGGCATCGAGACGTTCCTGCGCCGCGGCGCCCTTCCAATCCGACAGTTCCTTTTCAGCCTTGAGCGTGGCGCGCTGGTAGACCGCCCGCGTCACCAGAAATGTCGGGTACGTGCTGGCCGCTGCGCCAATGACGAAAGCCCCTACGAGCCACGGCCAGAAATTCGCCGCGAACGTGCGCGCGGTGCCTACCATCGAGAGGACGTTCATGCGATGGCCAGGTAGGCGAGCCATACCAGCAACAGCAGGATGACTGTCGCTGCGATGACGAGCCCTAGTTCGTCATCCCCGCGCGGTAGCTTCATGGGCCGGGGGCGAGTTGGTAGTGGAATTGCTCGATCCCCGCGCGTGAGTGAGCACGCCTCCAATGGCGCCTATCCCGAGCAGCAGCGCCGCGGTCTTCGGCGAGGCGTCAGTGAACACCACTGCCGCGGCGCTCACGGAATTGAACAGGATGGCGGCGATGCCCAGCAGGCGCGTGCCATGGGTATCCCAAAACGCCCATAGCCGGCGCAGCTTCTGGTCGAGTCGATCGAGGAAAAACATTGTAGGAATCCTCCGACAGGTAAGTCGGACTGTACCTACAAGGGGCCTCGCTGGCAACTTGGGCGCTAGTCGCCCTGCAGCGCCTGCTGCAACTGCGCGATGCTCAAGGTGCGCGGATTCTCGCTGCGGTCGTCCACCTGCACCGCCACGGCCTTCAACTGCGGCAGCGAGAACTTCGCCAGCTCGATGTACAACTCCAGCCCCTGCTTGGGGTTGGCCGCCAGCATCTGCTTGAGCGCGTAGTCCACTTCCTGAATATTTCCAGCCAGCAGCTCATTCACCAACTGCCGGATGCGCGGTGCCGTGGGCGTCGTGCCTTCCTTCAGCGTCAGCCGCGGATTATGGGTACGTGCAGGGATCACGCTGTACGTGGAGGGCGCTGCGGGCGCGATGAACTCATCGGTGGACGCACCGGGCGGCGGCTCATCGAGCCCAAGGCGGATGCGGTCTGCTGGGGAGAGTGCCATGCCCCTGATAGTAGTTCGCAGGCGGCTGTTGCGCAAGTTAGCTTGTGGCTAAGTGCCATAGGCTGAAAACTATGCCGCATTTTGCTGTATGGGACCCTAACCGTATCTCGCACGGGTCCCTTTTAGTGGGGGTGTACCCCCTCCTGGCACCGGCCCGGCCGCCCGCGCACCGCTGCGCGCGACTAGCACAACGCGCATAGCCGGTCAAGCACAGAAACAAAGGTAAAAGTGAGGCCGCCAGCCGCCTAGGGAGGGACTAAGAGCTACTTACTATTTATTCTTATTAACAGTATTAAATATATTAAGTAGAGTAATAGTCTGTGCCTTATTTTTTTTAGAGCCAGACCCCCCCCCAGAGCTTTTAATGGATGTAAAACGCTCCTAAGTTACTGTTTGTAGGCTATGCGCAAAAATCAACACAATAATAGGCAGGGCTCAACGATGGTAAAACATAGCTGCACTGCAACATGAAAAGGCAAACAGCCATAAGGCAAAGCTAACAGCTTGCCATAGGTGCCATGTTTATCACTTTCGTATTCCCCGGCTGACAATCTTTGCATTGTGCCTAGCTTTGTTTTCCGCTACGCTCCCCTTTTACCGGAGGTTTTCCATGTACGATTCAGCCCGCCATGCCACGCTGCGCGACGGCGCATGGCCCATCCTGCATCAGCGCTATGACACATCCCTGGGCACCGTGGAGGGCCGCATCTTTGTGCGCACGCACGGTTACGGCGGCCCGGCCGGCGATGCGCGCCCGCTCATCTACCTGGTGGCCAGTCACAAGGCCGAACGTCGCGGCCGTCCCGCCACCGCGACGCCCTACTGGCGCAACCCTGCCCGCAAGAAAGCCTACCAGCGCCAGCTCCCGCATGAGATCAGCGCCTACGGCCTATCCGCTGACGGACGCTGGTGGAATGTGCTGCACAGCCCGGGGCGCGCCGATGCGCGGGCGCGCAGCCTCACTAAACCGCCGTACAAGTATCTGTCCCAAGGTCGCGGTAAGTTGCGCAACTACGGCCGCGCTGATGCGCTGCTGCGCGAGGCGCAGGCCGCATTGCTGGCGGCCGAGCTGGAGCAGGCCCGCGCCAGTGATCCGCACGGCCTCATCTGATTTTGTGACGCGCGTCGCTAAACTTTTTCCGCTCGCCGCCGTCAAAGTAGTTGCATGACAGCTTGCCCTATGGCACGATGTCACCTAGTCAACCGTCAATAGGAGTAAAGAGCCAATGACCAGTTACGTAAGATATGCCGCGCCGTTCACGCTAGGCGACCACGGCGCGCTGTACAATGCCGAGGGCGAGTACATTGGAATGCTGACTGTGCCTATGGGTACGGCGCCCGGTGATGCGCGCGTGTTGCGTGAATACGTCGTGAAGGCCTGCAACGCCCATGATGAGCTGGTGGCCGCGCTGCGCCAGTGCTGTGAGGCCTTCGACGCACCTCCAGCGCATCAGCAGAAA